AATTGATTCATTTGAAGTTTCCCCGGGAGTGCAGGCGGTTGTCACTCAAACGGAATCCATATCAACGATTGAACAAACTATTGTTCAGCCTAAGAAAGCAGGGGACCTGGCTTATGTTCCATGGGGGGATGGTGATAACCTGCCGACAAAGATCATGGAATTCGTGGCAAAGAATGAAATACTGGGATCCAACATGGGTTTCAATATTGCAGCGATTTATGGCCAGGGGATCAAGGTGATGAGAAAGAATCCTGAGGGAAAATATGAAGAGGTTAAGGACCCTAAGATTCAGGAATTTATTGAAAACAATGATCTGGATCGATATCTGCTCGAGCAGGTAACGGACTTATCTCACTTCTTTAACTGCTTCCCTGAAATTATCCTGGATAAAGCCGGTAAGCAGATCCTGATGATCAATAGTAAGGAAGCGACCTACAGCCGTTGGGAAACGATGAATGAGAAAACGGGAAACATTGAGAACCATTTGTATTCCGCTGAGTTCCCGAATCTAAGAGCCAATAAGAATAATACTGAGGTAACTCCGGTTCTTGAAATTAAAAATCCTTTGCGTGATCTCCGGGTAAGGATGGCAAGTAAGAGCAAGGATAAACGGTTTATCATTCCTATCAACTTCCCGACACCGGGAAGAAGTTACTACCAGCGCCCTTACTGGTGGAGCGTTTTTGAAAGTGGTTGGTATGATATCTCCATGCTTATTCCTGCCTACAAAAAGGCCATGATGAGCAATCAGATGACAATTAAATATCACATTCAGTTACATAAGGATTACTTCTCAAACATCTTTGCGAATGAGGGTATCACGGAAAAGGATGCTCAGGAATCCCGTAAAAAAACAGAACTGGAAAACCTGAAAAACTATTTATCAGGAGCCGAGAAAACTGGCAAAACACTAATCTCTCAGATTAATTACAGCCATGAAGGCAAGCCGGTCCCCATGATAGATATCAAGGTGCTGGATAACACCTGGAAGGGAAGTGAATACCTAGATGATACCGATGTGGCCAGCAATATGCTTTGCTATGCCATGAACGTGCATCCTGATTTGATTGGAGCTGCTCCGGGGAAAAATGGTTCATCCATGAGTGGAACCGATAAGAGGGAACTGTTCACGATTAAGCAAGCCCTGGTGAGGCCTTACCGAACAACTTTGGATAAGGGTACAGATTTTAATAAAATAATTCAGAAACCATGAGCGTGCTGATAACAACCTTCGCCCAGCTGCAGTCAGTTATACCAACCATCATTGGCAACGGTGATATTGAGCTGTACACCACCTACCTCAATGATGCTGAAGATTACCTGGCAAATGAAATTGTTGGTGCTGATCTGTTCACTGACCTGCAGGAAACTCATTCTGGATCTGATAATACGGAAAGCAAATGGGATAAGGCACTGGACCTCTGCCGGAACATTGTTGCTTTAAAAGCTTACCATATCGCTATTCCATTTCTCGATCTGATTCAGACTCAGAATGGTTTTGCAGTGGCCAGCAATTCAAATCAGGCTCCTGCTTCCAAGGAAAGGGTGAAAGCACTGAGGGAAGGTGTTCAAAACCGCCTAAACGATGCCATTGAAGGGTTATTGAAGTTCATGGATGATAACCTTGATTTATTTACTGTCTGGTCGGAAGCTCCAAGTTTCACCCAGCGTTATGATTTATTGATTCATTCTGCCCGTGACTTCCAGAAATATATCAATATCAACAGCTCACACCGTTTTTATCTGGCGGTTATTCCTCTGATTGATTATGTTGAGGACCTGCATATTATTCCAAGCTTTTCCGCTGATCTGATTGATCAGATTAAAGATGAAATCATTGAGGATGCCCTGACTGATGCCAATGAGATTATCCTGAAGGATATCAAAAATGCCGTGGTGAATCTAACCATGGCTGAAGCTATTGGCCGCTTGGCTGCCCAGGTGGATCCGGATGGAGTTAAACTGAATTACTCCATGGGTGAAACCTCCATTTCCGATGTTAACAGGAATAAAGCCCTGTCAGATCGGTATGAGCAACAGGGATTCTTCTACCTCCGGAAAGCCATTCAGTACATGCTCGGGCACCTGACTGATTTTTCTGCCTATACCTCCAGTGATGTTTATGTTGATCAGACGGCAGGATATGCCGGATATACGAATAGCGAATCAGGACAAACCTTTGTGGCAGGAATATGACAACCATTGAAACACATCTGCCAAAATCATGGCAGGAAATCCCCGGCGATCAGGTTCTGAAGTTGGCCGGTATTCTCAGAGAACCCGGAACGCAAACCGGATTCCTGTTGAAGGCTTTTATGATTATCACAGGCATCCGCCCACTGAAAAGG